AAAGCGCTCACTTTTCTAAAGTCACTAGGAATTAAAGCACTGAGGCATCCTTTGCCCACTTCAACGACTTCATATCAACATGAGCCGTATCTTCCATCGCTGGAAGAGCCATCTCTAACGTAGAATCACGACCAGCTGGTCGAAGATTCGCCGGTACTCTGAGGACGGGAAAAATTTCGTAAACATCCGAGGGGACAATAGTAGTCTCCTTCGGGTTCATCACAAAAACATTCTCGTCCACAACAACACCGGCGTTTCCAAACTTTTCATCTCGTTGGGGAATATAAACTCCCTTATCACTAAACATAAATTGCTTAAAAACATCAAAACTAGCTCGAGAGAAGATACGCGAATATCCTCTCCCAAGAGCTGGGTTACCTGCTACATGATGACCGAATACAAATCCTTCTCTATTAACTAGGGAAGAACCACATAAACCATCACCACGTATCGAGTACTCAGCATCATTCTCATCAACACTTCCGACAAAACCAGAAGCACACTTATAACTAGTACGAAAATCAGCTAAACTGACTTTCCCTACACTTACAACACCAGCGGGCGGACACAAAAAAGCATCCACATTACTAGACGAAGTAACCTTAGGAATAACCTTGAACAAAATAGGAACTGTGCGCTGTAACGCAAAAATAGCTAAATCATCACGATCTGACATATACACAACCTTAGCACATATACCATCATACACAATTTTATCATGTGTATAAACCTTAACATAATAAGTCTTCTTACTATCAAGACTCGGTAAAATATGTCTAACTGTAGAAAAATGCCGACCTGACATTAGCGCCGTAGAGGTGCCAACATCAGCTCCATCTTCTTCCACAACTTTGACAACAACCGAGTTCTTACGGAAAACGTCCAATTGTGGTGAAATAGACTCGGAATTAGCATGTTTGAAATACTGTTCCAAATCACCTTCACCACGATAGACGCTCCTCGTACTCTTATCAACTACACTAGACTTATAATACTTACGCTTACCTTTGCTTTGTAAATTCAGGTTTTCATCCTTTCGAACTACAACCTTTGGTTTACGCCATCGCACACCTAAGTATGCCATAGCGCCAACAAACAAACTAACAAAAATAAGCCACCATTTATCAACAACACGATAATCAATACACTCAGCAAAAAAGTCAACAAACATATCAATACCTGAATACCAGGTAAAAGCAACACTATCACTACACTTACTAGCTAAAGCACAAACTCTCTCATACAAACCCTCTCCTTCAAGAGAGGGGTAGGCACCCTTAACAGGCGCCGTAGCTCTGACATAATCATCCATACGCTTTCGCGTATCCTCCTTAATAACTTCATACCATTGCCGGAAAATATACTCCTCCGGCTCACAATCAACTCCAAGAGGTGGAGTGAACTCAAGCGTGTGGACTCTCACCCACATCGACTTGGTGGTATCACGTCGCTTAATAGCAAGCGACCCCTTATATTCTCCAGTCACCTTATCAAACTGCATCTGACTAAAATCAACTAATTGGATGCGGCGATAAAGCGCCTCTAAATCTTGGATGGGGTCAACAGGAGTAATTCGCAAATCAATATTATTGGTGGTAGCCATCATCACACGCGACGTAAATCGCTTCATATCCTTATTCTCAACAGCGGCACAATCTAAAGTATACTGCGCCGAAGACACCATATTAATAATGTCAGCATACTGATAAACACCACGCTGACCAATATCATCAACTAAATAACAAAACTCACCATTATACGCATCATGAAAGTTCTTCTGATCAGCATGCGTCGTATGTATATAAGTGGAATGGTTCTGTTTCAAACGCTGTTCCATCATCATCATCAAATTAGACTTACCTGTACCAGGCAAGCCCCACAACAAATAAAAAACGGGTTCAACACGACGAGTATTTATAGCGTACTCAATCTGCTTAACATATCGCAAACACCTCTCGAAAATAGACTTAAATCCTTGAGGCAATCTATCATACACTACTAAATTAGCATCTCGCCAATCACAAGCCATTCTCCAATGTTCCAAAAAGTTGCGCTGCGTATTTAAATCATACACAGCACTAGCTTTATCATGAAACAACTGAAGATCAGCAAGCAATAGCTTTCTAATATTATACACCGACGAACACGGCACACAACTAACAGCCGAAGCCAAAAAAGCAACCATGGACTCAGGCATTCCTACGCTCCTCGCAAGAAACACAGGGATGTCCAAAATCCACGCTAACATATCACTAACTACATTAGAATCATCAAGCAACTTATCACGGGTATACAAAGGCATCTTCGCAAGAATTCCCTTCACCTGTTTAGGCAAAAGAAACTCGAGCGCAGCCACAAAAGCCATACTCTCAAATGCGCTTCCCGCTTCAGGAAACACATAATTCTTAACACTGCGCATCGCCTTATTCAGACTCTGCATAACAGTATAATCCTTATCACTACACAAAACGGAAAAATGGGTAACTAACTTATAAATCGAAATAATCGAAGAAGAAATAACTAAAGCACTACTCAGAGAAAACAAATTCTTAACATCAGCAAATAAATCATTTAAACGAACCAAGTTGTTTAGGCATTGAATAACATCAAAAACAAACTCAGTCCATTCAAACGCTTTCTTCGCACTCTCAAACAAACTCTGCATATTCAACACTAACTGCAACAAATGCTCACTAATACTAGCAGCATTTGAAACCGAACGCGCAAAATCTACGAAAACTTGTTTAATATCAGAAAAAATACTCTCACCATACAACTTAAACTTACTACTATGGTAGGCAGCCGAGACTACGTCTCTCTTAAAGGGACTAATAATCTTAGCTCGCCCACGATCCAACACGTGCATCTTAGCACCAGGATATCGCTCTCGCCAATCCTCTGGAAAATGAGAAACTCGAATAAAATTTTTATGAATAAATACAAAATGAGCAATATTGTCGCTGGCACGACTAAAGAAGTTAGACGGGGGTTGAGTAAACGAATTCATTATAGCGGACTTTTCATATGGGTTTTAAAATCGCTCCTTAGGCCGGAGTCAACCTGCTCAACACTGCAAATGCGACGTTCTACTACACGGGTCACGCATGACAAAACATATAAACGTCGAAAACATGTAAATATATAAAATAATAAAATATCAAAGTTAAATAAAGAAAAATGTACTAAATTCAATAAAATCTCACCAGTGATACTAGCACAGTCTATCACGGGAAAACTATAACTCAACGAAATTCAAAAACGATTGTGGGTCGTACAACCACTTGGAAGCACTAGATAAAAACCCAGTTAATGCCGAAGCAAGATCGAAAAAGACCGGAATCAATGAAATCACAATAATACACTTAAAAATACTAACAATGAGTTTCTGTGATATATAAAATAAAAACTAACTAAATACACTGTTTTTGGGATCAACTTCTCGCAGACTTACTCCCACTAACACACCCTGCCAGGGGTATAAACGTAGGGCAGCCGTAAATAAAGAAGAAAAATCATTTTAAAAATTACTTTGCGCACAGAAAAAGCGCAAAAGAAGAAGAAATAAAATAAAATAAAATAAAAGAGATAAATAAATAAATAAAATAAAAACGAGCAATAAAGACTCTAAATAAAAG